GTCAGGCATTAGGCTTTCACTTCTGGAGGCAAAGGCGAGGTAAACCAGATCGTCTTTGTTTCCTTGTCGATGTGGTCAACGGTGGCGATTGATCGCGGGTGCAAATCTGCGTGCATAGTGGCAAGCTCTTCGCTTATCTCATACATATCGCCTTTGGAGTCGACGAGGAAGTGACGCGGATCTTCCGATTTGAACAATATCCGGCTCATAGATCGTCCCTCATTGTTCCATCGCTCAGGATTGGGCAGCCGCCACGATATAGCGTTCCATCATTGGGCGCTGTTCCAATACCTAAAAAATTGCCGCTTGAATCGCGCGGCCAATCTTTCGGGACTTTCCGCGCTTCCTGCTGCGCGTAGATGCGCTCCCAGCACTTGCGGAACTCGTCTGTGATCGGCTTTTGCTGCTCAAAGTCCATGCTACCCCTTGTGCATCGCGGCGAAGCCTTTGGCCAATGCCTTGCGCCGGCGTAACAGCGGTGAGTCGCCGGGATGCGGCGTTTCCTGCGCGGCTGTCAGCTTCTGGTCGGGAGACACATGCAGCATGGCGTGAAGCGCTCCCGGTTTCTCCTGGAAGCTGCCCTTGCTGCCCAAATTGACGGTCTTGGTTTTCATCGGAAGGTGCGCTCCTTTCGAAGCTGAGTTCCATTCATCAACATTGACCCCTTGGCGCTCAAGCTTTCCTCTATTCGCATTGAAATATCGCTCTTGCGCCAAGGATTTATAGGGCATGGCTAGCTCTTGGGTTCCAGCGCGGCCCGCAGGAGGGTAACTTCATCCTCAAGCAGTTTGACGCGCGAGGTGAGCGCTTCATCGACTGGCGCTGGTTGGCTCTCGAACGATTCCAGCGATTTGAGCCGCGCGTCGAGGTCGCGCGCGGCGTCCTGGAGTTGAATCGTGGTTCCTTCTGCGTAGCTGATTTCCATGGTGTCCTTTCGATTGAATTGCGCGGCGGTCTGACCTTGCTAGCCTATCCAAACCTTAGCCAGTGAAGCATGGGGCGAGGGTGGGAATCGAACCCACGGTTCCGCGCAAACTTTAGTAGCCGCCTTCGTGCTCTTCCTCGTTGGCGAACTGGTTGAAGCTGTTCTTGAGGTCTTCGAGATTCGCATGGTCATGCGGTCCGCTGATCTGGCCGGCCTTGTCGATATGGTGGCTGGTATGCGTTCCATCGTCGTGGTGCTCGACGTGACTGTGCGCCTCACCTGTCTGGTCATGTATGTCCTGCAGATGCGCGTGGATCGCCGGAGTCGGGTCGCCGTCCAGCCCATCGTCGTTTTTCTCGGACACCTGGGGTTCCTGGCTGCGACCGCTCGGACCTTTTGCGCTCATCTTGTTCGGTTTCGCTGGGGGCTTGCCGCCACCGCCCATCGGCCAATTGAATCTCTGTTCCATTGTTACGCCAACCTTTCGTCTAGCACGCCGATACGCAGCGATGCCGCGACCGGGTAAGGGATCCGTCCGGCCATCTGCATCTTTTTTGCAGCAGCGACAATTTGCGATGGGCGAGCGAAATACTTACCCCACGCAGTGCATGTTTCAAGGTAGTTCGCAATGAGCTTGCGAATTCTGATGCGCTGTTCCTTCTTTGCGCGGGTTAAGGCCATGTCTCAATACTCCTTTTCTGGATTGCGTTGAAGTTGTGTCAATGCAATAGCCTGTACCGTATCCCAGTCTAGCACCGGCTCGGTGAATTCGCGCGGCTGGACGCCGATGTGCTCGTTGATCATGCGCTGCTCAATGCGGGTGAGCGCGGCCAGGATCGCGTCGTGACGCTCTGCCTGCTTCAGTTCCATCGCCTTGAACATGGTCAGCGAGGGAATATCTGTGACAGCCATCACAATTTGCGTGATGCCCAGCCATGCGCGAATTCGGTCACGAAAGGTCATCGCGTCGATTCTTGCGCGTTGCGCGCGGTTCGTCAAGAGGAATTATCTCGTTACACGACTTTGACGTTTTTCTTTAGTAAATCAACAGTGTTCTGAAATGCGCGCATGAGAACTTCAGGGTCGATGTTGAGCGGGTATACCTCTCCTGAACGTGCCATGCCCGCCATGACGCAATCGGAAATCATATCCAAGACATCAATCATGTTCACGTCGACGGGAACGCCATCTGCTTCGAGTAAATGGTGCCGGTTTACCTTACGGTGATTGTCCCACCATGAATGCTCCTCGAAGCCGGTCAAGAAGTCGCGATGGAAGCCGTCAATATCGCTAATCTTGTCGTGATCGTGAACTTCCGCCTGAGTGTAGAGCATAATGGCAAAATGCGCCATCGCTACCCCTACATCCTGAATGTGCTGGTGGCTGCTTGCAAGCAATGTTTCCTTCGTCGTGTTGGCGAAGTCGGAAGTGCGCGTATCTGCGGTTGGGCTTTTCTTGATATGGATCATGTCTCACTCCCAGTAATTCATCGGTTTCTTGGCTTTCTCGCGCCGGTCCGTCTCGCGCAGCATCTTGAAATGCCGCTCCATCGGGTCCGGAGTATTGGCCAAGTCCTCGACCAACGCCTCGTCGCGCGTCTTGTTCATCGGCGTCACGCCGAACGTCATTGCAAGCATATCCCCAGTGTCGGGCGATGACAAGCCCCTTTTTTTCATGTCCTCTTTGCGCTCGAGCTGGATCTGATTCTTTGCGCTGTAGTAGTACTCCGGCCCGGTCAGGTCCGCCTCAAGTTCTGGATCGTCGGGAATCTGCGCAGTGACCAGCCAGTCGCGCAGTTTGCCCCAGACCTCGGCGCGCTTGTTGAAGTACTTGAACTGGTCGCCAGGGGTGGCACCGCCATGAAACTCCTCGATGCGGAACCACTCGGGCAGGATGATCTCTGGCGTTCCGCCCGTCTTGCGAAGCGTATGGGGGAGACCAGCCGCCTTCCACGCCTCAGGAAGGTAGGTGCGCACATAGTCCACCACGCCTCCGCCGATGCCGTCACCGTCCACCACAACCGAGCGTGGCCGCTCTTGAAGAATGCGCATGATGACCTGTCGGCCAACCTGGATCGTGTCCATGCCACGAATCTTGTCAGTCGTGACAGCGCGCAGGCCCTGCCGGTAGCCAATCACCGTCTGGTCATCGCCGAACCGCGCTACGTCCACGCTGAGGATCTTGTATGCCCTGCTCTGGTCGCCCACGTTGCGCTTGCGGGCATCTGCCACCACGTCACCGGCGATGAACTGGCCGGACCCGGCCCGTGGGAACTCACCCTTGACGCGGATGCGGATACGGTCAGAGTCCTCGCCCCAGTCCTCTACTTCTTTGGCAATCTCGACCTTGTTCGTGCCGGGAACCGTGCGGGAATCGATCTGGCGTCGCACCCAGCGATGCTTGAAGCGTCCAAAGCACTCTCGGAATGCGCCAGTATTCTTGGTTGGATTGCCGAACGCCAGCCAGATGATCTCTGTATTCTCGTCGGTCAGTGCGCCGCTAGTGACTTCCCATATCTTGTCCGGAATCGCGCTGGCCTCATCGTAGATCACGACAATACGCTTGCCTTTGTTGTGCAGTCCTTGGAATGCTTCGGTGTTGTTTTCGCTCCACGTCTCGCGGTCAACACGCCACGAATCAGCATGTGCCTTATCTTTAACCTGGATTCGAGTCGCTGTGCGGTTCCACCAGTGCGCGTTAATGGACTTCTCTAGCCATTTGCCAACCTCGGGCCACGTCTTGGTTGCGAGCTGGTCCTCAGTGTTGGCTGTCATCATTACGCGGCAATCGTCGCAGGTGGACATAGCCCAGTGCGTAATCATGGCGATCAGCGCCGTCTTGCCGATGCCGTGTCCGGACGTGACAGCGATGCGCAGTGGCTGGAATCTCTCTTGCCAGCCATGAATGCCGCAACCGCAGCCTTCTCCGCGCAGATGCTTTCCGATGACGCTCAGGATGTCGATTTGCCAATCGTGCGGGCCTTCATGTTCTTCTAGGAAGGTGCCCGGCGAGCCCCACGGCCAGACGTATCGCACATGGGCGAGAGGGTCTAGCGCGAACGAGCCAATATCCCCTCGAAGTGCTTGCTCTTCTGCCGGACTATTTGCTCTTGCTGGCACGTTTGCGCGCCTCTGCGATCGCGTCCGCTAGGCTCACGCCGCCGCTCAACTCTAGATCCTGCTTGTCGCGCCAATCCTGTGACTGGCGATTCTTAAGCCAGAAGATTGCCGCAGTCACATCAGGCGGAACGTGCTCAGTATACGGAACTTTCGTAACAGTGCCGTCTTTCCCGCAAAATATCTTGACAGCCTCATAGCTGTAGCCGTTGGCGCGCTCATATAGCGACCGCACGACGCGGGCATCTGCAATGGGCTTGTTCGCGACCATCGCCGCCTGGAACTCGGGGAACTGCGATGCCCAGTGCCGGATCGTCCACGTGGATACGCCGAACTCTTTGGCGAGCTCGGCGTTGGTCGCACCGTTTGCGCACATCTCTTTCGTGCGCTCTACGTACTCTGGCTTGTATTGAGTGGTTGCCATTAGAGTTTTGCGGCGACCTTATCGGCTTCAGCCTTTGCGGATGCAGCCAGGGTATCGCGCTCTTTGGTGAGCGCATTTACCACAACTCTCTTGTAGATAGCGGTCAGGACAACGCCTGCCGCAAATGCCACGACTGCAACGATTACGTAAACCATGATGCCTCCCTATTCTGGCTTGGTTGGGGGGCAGGGCGCGTCCGGAGGCTGTACCTGTGCCTGCGCGTTGGGTGCCCGGTTGTTGATCGAATCAGCGCCGTACTTGAGCGCCGCAAGCGTACCGCAAAGCATTGTCGCGAATGTGCCGGCTGCTCCGATGAAGGTCACAATATCGGTCACGGTGATGATCGCGTGTAACTTGTAAAGCAGACATGAAACCCATGAAACTACAGCGATTACGATGATCAACACGCAGACCTTGGTATTGCTCACCGTGCCGTCTTTGTCGCTCAGTTGCGAACGGAGGAATCCTGCTGCCCAGTTGCCGCTCATTTGGTCAGCCTCCCAACTCCATAGCCTACTCCAGCGCTGATGCCGATCTGTAGCGCATCGTGTCCGAGCCTATGCCAGAATGTTCCACCCTTGGCTGTGGTGCGCCAGGTATCGCGCTCTTTAGTCATCGCCGTGAGCTGCGTATCTGTGCTGGTCTGGATGATCGCAGAACTGGCCGCGGTGAGCGTGCACGCATTGAGCTTGGCCTTGGATTCGTCGCAATCGAGTTTGTACGCCTGAAAGGCGGGTATGTCGGCCTGCGGAACCACGAGCTGTTGCGATGCTGGCGCAGTGGCCGTGGCCGGAACCTGCTGGACTTGGACCTGCGCGGGGAGATTGGGAAGCGTATTGGCGACTGCGGCCGCCTGCTGGGGCGTGACCACGATGGTGCGCTGACTGGCGATTGCTGAGAGTTGAGCGCTAAGGGTGCTGGCAGTCTGCGCCTGGTCGGCCTTGGCCTGGTCGATGGACTTCTGCGCCGCGGTGATTACCTGCTGCTGCGCAGACTGCATACTCTCATCCTTGAGGCGCGCGTCATACTCCTGAAGCAGCTCATAGCCGCCGAGCACCAGCGCAAGCGCCAGGATCGCGACGGCCATAATCGCAAAAGTTCGCGAGATTGTCATGCTGTCTCCCACATCGCAAGCTCAGCTTTGCGCCGAGCAGTGAGGCCGGGCTGATGCACGCCTGCGGCCATGTCCCACTTGAGCAGCTCCTGGCCGGCTGCGGCGTAGTCTCCAGCGTTGAGCAGTTTGAGCAGTGTCGAGCCTGCTAGGCGGCCACCGCCGAGGTTGAAAACGAAGTCCGTCAGCGCATCGAGCTGGCCCTGAGTGAGCGGCACGGTCACAAGGCTCCGAACTCGCGCGCAGGCATACATAGAATCGCTCTGAAGGAATGCGTCGGCTGTTAATTGGTCAATGGAGGGAGAGGATAATTCAGGGTGAATCACTCGATGGCCGTAGCCTATCGTGGGCACACCGGCCACGTCCACGTATGTATTTAGGCGCAGGCCCTCGGAGCGCTTGATTAGGTCGAGGCAATTTTGGCTAGGCTGCAACATGCCAAGATTCTACCACCGAGCCAGTGCTACGCTGGAAAAATGAGCGATATCCCTATCGGCGCACGCGTCTACCTGAAATATGCGATCTGCGGCCAACCTGGCACCGTGCTGCGCGCCGAACGCGGGCGGCTGGCGGTGCTCTGGGCTGATATTGCGCCGGATTATGTGCGTTTGCACCGCGCCGAGTCGCTGCAATTCGCGTGATATCGCGTTGATCGCATGGAAAACTTTATTTATTTTATGAACAATGTGCACTCTTTGGGCGAGTATTGCATAATTTGTGCACAATATGGCCACTACTTGCACAAAACGTGCACGCAGGTACTTGACATTACCAGTATGCTTGATTGCAGAAGCAAAGCGACAAAGCAATCCAGCGCTTACAGACGACATCGCCGCCCATCACTCAGGTGATTCCAGCGGTACCTCAACCCCCTCTACTACATATCAGCACAATTCCAGTGCTGCTCCCAGGACCCCGCTTTGCGCTTCTCGCGCGCGCGTTTGGGATGCTGGGATGAGAGATGGGAGCAATCCGCACACACGCACCTCTTATGCGATTTCCTACGTAACTCCAATATCTACAGCGACATACATACGCACCACGGCGCACATTGTGACGGCGCGCACACTCTCGGAAATAATCGCAGATTCCTCTTGGCATATGCCGGAATGTGGCGTATGATGGTTATGTTGTTGAGTAGGTACGGACATGACAGACATGAACCCGACCGCACAGCGCATACCACCCGCGCCAGCCTGGATCGAAGAGCAGTGGCGCACCTACGAAAGGAACCGCGCATGAACACACAAGGGTTTGTTAACAGCATCATGCAGAGCATCGCAGAAGATCCGATGGATATATGCCCTTACTGCGGGCAGCAACTCGACGCACTTGGAATATGCCCAAACACGAAAGTAACAGATGCCGTACGTGGCCTATGCTTTTGTGGCGGACCATCACAATCTCACCCTGACTCGTGCTCATGTCAGCGGTGCGATTTCACTAAACTTTTCACCAACTGAGGATAAGCTCACATGATCGACGCACTGATTCACATCTCGCTGCACAATGACAACATGGACACCAACGCGCTCCTGTGCGCATATGAAGGGAGCATCTCAGAAGAACCATACGAAGAGGCGTACGAGATCGCACTCACCAGCGCTGACGATCTTACCTGCCACGCAAACATTCTCGCGGACGAACTGGCGCTCATGCGCGAAAGGGAAAGGATTCTATGACCAGCGAAGAGATCAGGATGATGGGTAAAACTGTCATGGACGATGGCAGTGTGAAAGACAGAATCAACGGCGAATGGAACTCCGACCTACTCCGCGAGTTAACAGCCCAGCTCGCACAGCTCAACGAGGGCTTAGCATCCTTGACGCATCCAGGCGGGGCGCAGTTCAACATCAACGCAAGCTTTTAAGGAGGCACCATGCAAGCACTAGCAGTACTCGCAATCTTCCCGTTGATCGGCATTCTTTTCATCGGCGCAATGATCACCCGCGACACCTGGATTGGAGGCACGGAATACAAGAATCAGTAGGCGTACCGCTATCAGTCCTGCGCGAGTCGGCAGAAGACGCGCAGATCCGCGCAGAGATTGCCAAACAGGTCGTCGGCGAGTGGCTGGACTGCCCAGATCACGCCGACACTGCGCACTCGCTCAACGTATACCCTTTTGCAAACATCCTGCGCGAGACTTGGCTTCGGAGCTTATGGCGCTTTGTGCGCGATATGAAATGGCACTTGATCGGTTGCCTTTTATTCTGCCTGGTGGTTGAAGGCGTAGCAGTATGGGCGATCTATCACGCGTTCGTGGGGTGGTAACTTGGATCGAGAATCAATCTGGACAGCCGCAGTAGCCTACGCAGACGAGCACATGCGCAGCGCTGGTCGCAAGGCATGGGACGATAGCGACTGGTGCGCGATGGTCGCGGAGTTTGATCGCCTATGCCCACCGCTGGAGCTACTGCCTACCGCGCAGATCCGCGCTGAGGTGAACCGGCGCACCGCACACGATCATCCGAAGCCTAAGAGAAAGAAAGGATGTGTTGGCTGCGGACTGTTGCTCGGCGCACGAGAGAGGCGCACCGCTTGCCCTATGTGCGGTGCAAGGAATCCACGCAAGTAACAACGCTGAATAGGCACTACGGTGCCTGACGAGAAAGAGGAAGTGAATGGCAACATGTGAAACGGACGGCCATATACGTGGCGTGGGTGACAAATGCATTATGTGTAAATCGCAGATGGAACCGATCCGTTTGAGCGGATCGCAGATGATCGACAACGAGCGCACGCGGCAAATTGCATCCGAGGGATGGAGCCCTCAACACGACGACGAGCACGACGATGCGCAGTTGGTTGAGGCAGCACGAGCGTATACGTGGGCGGCATTGTGCGAAGTCAAGTTTGGAGCCAACGGCCAGGACTTCAATCTCCTGCCAAACGACTGGCCAAAGGAATTGGATAAGAAATGGTGGAAGCCGTCGGATAGCCCAGTTAGAAATCTAGTTAAAGCCGGTGCGTTGATTGTCGCCGAGATTGACCGTTTGCAGCGCAAACGCTAGGCACCGTCGCGACACGCACTGCACGCAAAATAAACATGCGCACACTGCGTAAATCGTGCTAGATTTGATCTGCGCTAGTTATCACGCTAGAGCGCAACCAAAACAATCAACCGCAGTACCGGAGAACATCATGACTAACTCCTTTTCTTCTTCGCCCGCATCAACCACCAAAAAATTACAAGATTACGCAGAGATCCTCGCAGGCCGGGAGGAAGACGTTAAGGCGTCTGAATATCGCGTGGACGAATGCGGACGCAACCTGCTGGAAGCGCTGAAGACTCTGCGCTCCGACCGCAATCACCTTGACCAACTGCGCACGCTTGTGGCTGAATTCAAGCGCCGGGAAGAGGCCGCAGCATGAGCCGCGAATACAGAGGCGAAAGCGCAGATGAGTTCTATGGCGTGACGTGCCCAGAGGACTTGGAAACCAGCTACTCCACTCCCAACGAAGACGAGGCATACGAACGCGCACGGCAGCGCGAGATTGACGAGGACGAAGCATGAAGGGCTATAAAGGATTCGACAAGAATATGAAGTGCCGATCGATGCAGTACGAGTTCGGCAAGAAGTTCACACACAACGGAACGGTTTCGCTATCCAACCAGGGTCTTCACTTCTGTGAGCACCCGCTCGATACATGGAACTATTACAAACCACTCGACGGAAGCCACTACGCCGAAGTCGAAGCCGATGATGTATCCGACAAGGCCGAAGGGGATAGCAAGCGCGCCGCTTCATCTCTGACCGTTAAGGCCGAGGTAAAGATTCCGGCGCTCCTAAAGGCTGCGGTTGAGTTTGTTTTCAGTAAGGTAAAACCATCTGCCGGCCACTACGCTCACAGCGCCACCACTGGCAAATCCGCTCACAGCGCCACCGCCGGCAACTACGCTCACAGCGCCACCACTG